TATATTGAACGCTTCCCCCCCGATACTCAGGCCGCGTCCTTATGGCTCCGCAACAGGCAACCCGACAAATGGAAGGACCGCACGGAACAGTCCATCACCGCCGATCTCAACATCCATCGCATCTTGTCCGAGGCGCCGCTCACGATCGAGCAGTGGAACGAGATGAACGTGGAACAACTCGAAAAACCCGATGAATCCTGAGATCATCGGAGACGCCACGCTCTATCTGGGCGATTGCCGCGAGATACTGCCGACGCTCGGGCGCGTCGATGCCGTGGTGACCGACCCGCCTTATGGGATTGGCTACCAGAGGGGAACAGGCGGCAACAGCATTCATAGCGGGCGCCGGTTCGGATTGGCTGACCGTGACACCTCCCCCGTGACTGGGGACGACGCGCCGTTCGATACCACGCCATGGCTCGGTTTCGCTGACGTTATTCTGTGGGGCGCCAACCATTTCGCATCGCGTTTGCCGGACGCCGGGCGATGGCTCGCGTGGAACAAGCTCGGCGGCATGGAGCCATGGGATAGTTTCTCCGACGTTGAGTTCGCCTGGTGCAGCCAACGGGGCGCGGATCGTATCTTCTCCCATCTCTGGAAGGGGCTTTGCCAAAAGGGCGCGGGAGTTCGCCGCGATCATCCGACACAAAAGCCCGTTGCACTGATGGAATGGTGCCTGGGGTTCATTCCAACCGCCAACACCATCCTCGATCCCTTCATGGGCAGCGGAACCTCCGGCGTCGCCTGCGCCAACCTCGGCCGCCGTTTCATCGGCATAGAGATTGAGCCCCGATACTTCGACATCGCGTGCCGCCGCATCGAACAGGCGCAACGGCAAAAAGACCTGTTCATCCACGCCCCCGTCCCCATCGCCGATCCGGCTGAACAACGTGTAATTGAGTTCTGGCGGGAGCCGGAAAGTGTATAACTGCCGCGCCCCGGCCACCTCTTCAAACGCTCGTTTACGGATGCACCCGAGGTTTGTAACGCCGTTAGAGACCGCGTTATGCCGTTAGATGGCACGCCGGCCCGCGTCGTCTGGGCGCCGCAACCCGGCCAGCAACACAAGCTCGTTACGTGCCCGTACATGGAAATCCTGTTCGGCGGCGCGCGTGGTGGCGGCAAGACCGATGGCGTGCTCGGCAAGTGGGCGGTCAAGGCGCAACGTTACGGCGTCGGCTTCAATGGTGTGTTCTTCCGCCACGAGATGCCGCAGGCGGATGACCTGATCGAGCGCGCCAAGGAAATCTATCTGCCGCTCGGCGCTGAATGGCGCGAACAACCGCGACAGTTTCGTATGCCGGGTGGTGGCCGCGTTCGCTTTCGTCCGCTTGAGAATGTCGTTGACGCATCGAAATATCAAGGGCAAAATTTGAGCGACTGCGCCGTCGAGGAAAGTGGCAATTATGCTGACCCCAAACCGATCGATATGCTGTTCGGTGCGATGCGTTCGAAAAGCGGCGTGCCGATCCAGTTGATCCTGACCGCGAACCCGGGCGGGGTCGGCCAGCAATGGATCAAGGCCCGCTACATCGACCCGGCGCCGCGTGGCATGACGCCGCTGGTCCGTAAACTGCCGAACGGCGCGGAACATCGTTACATATACATACCGTCACGCATTCAGGACAATCGCATCCTGCTTCAGAACGATCCGACGTATATCAACCGCCTGCATCTGGTCGGCTCGCCGGAACTGGTGCGCGCGTGGCTGGAGGGTGATTGGAACGTCATCGCCGGGGCGTTCTTTCCCGAGTTCAGCGCGGCCCGGCACATCATGGCGCCGCGCACGCTGCCTGATCACTGGGCGCGGTTTCGGTCGTTCGACTGGGGCAGCGCGCGGCCGTTCGCGGTGCACTGGTGGGCCGTCAGCGATGGATCAATCCCCGAGATCGCGCGCGGCTGCCTCGTCTGTTACCGCGAGTGGTATGGCATGAAGCCCAACGAGCCGAACGTGGGCCTCCGCATGACGGCGGAACAGGTCGCCGAGGGCATCCGCGAGCGCGAGCGGGACGATCCGAAGCCCGCCAGCGGCATGATGACGGGCGTGGCCGATCCCGCGATATTCGCCGAGGACGGCGGGCCGAGCATCGCCATGCGCATGACCCAGGCGGCGCGCATCGTGTTCCGGCCAGCGGACAACAAGCGGGTGCCGCAGAGAGGCGCGATGGGCGGCTGGGATCAGGTGCGCTCACGGTTGATCGGTGATCCGGACGGCAAGCCCATGGTCGTGTTCTTCTCAACCGCGACGCACATCATCCGGACGTTGCCGGCGATGCAACATGACGCCAGTCGGGCCGAGGATATTGATACGGACTCGGAAGATCACGCTGTCGATTCGTTACGCTATGCGCTAATGAGCAGGCCCTACATCCGCGACGCCGAGCGGCCCAAACCGCGCGACAGTTGGGACGCGGCGTTCAACCGCGACGCGGAAGAGCTACGCGACTGGAGGGTGGCGTGAAAGACGTGGAGTGTGTCCGCAAACGTCCGTTTGATGGCATTCCCGTTTTTTGGCCGGCTAACGGAGCAACTAACGCATGAGGACGCGCCCATGACCGAGTATCGCACACTCAGCGGCGCGGAGTTTCAGCGCGCGGTCGGCACCAATCCGGACAAGTGGGCGGACGCGGCGATCGAGGACGCCCACAGACGCGGCTTCACGCTCAAGCGCGACTGGCTGCGCGCGGTCCTCGCCGATGCCATGGACGCGGCGGCATGCCGTGACTCGATCCGCGAAGTCATCGAGGGGGACAAAACATGATCCGCATCCTGGCCCTGGCCGTGCTTATGTTGCCGTCGGCGGCGCTCGCACAGGCCCTCACCTACGCCGACCGCTCGGGCACTATCACCGCCGGGGGCACCGCGCAGGTGGCCATGCCGGCGTGGAGTGGCCGCCACGGCTGCATGATCCAGAACCAGAGCGCGGGCAGTCTGTGGGTGTCGGAGACGGCCACGGCGGTCGCGGGGCCGCCGTCTGTCCTGATCCCGACCGGTCAGCAGTTCCTGTGCATGTCGCCAGCGAGCGGCCAGGCATACAGCATCATCGGCGCGACCACTGCTCAGGCGTTCGCGGCGCGGGAATGGTGATTAGTCGCCGCTCACTGTTGCTGGTCGGAGCCGCGTTGCCCGCGTCGGCGTATGGGCAATGCGTCACGGACGCGCCGGAGCCGTCGCGGACGAATGCCATCCTCCAGAGTGGCGACATGTCGAACGCCGCGTGGACGAGGGGCGGCAGCGCACCAACAGTAACCGGCAACAACACAACGGCACCGGATGGAACGACAACAGCGTCTCGTGTCGCGTTTCTGGCTGTGCCGTCCGCTCCTAATTTCAGCACGATATCGCAGGCGTTCACGGCCACCGCCGCCGTCTGGACGGTCAGCGTCTATCTGAAGGGTGCTGTTGGCGGCGAACTGGCTTACTTCTCCGTCACGCCTGACGGTGTGCTGTATTACAAGGCGGCGGCCACCCTGACGACGGCGTGGCAACGATTTACGTTGACGACGCCCAACCTGACCGCCGTGTCGTGGTATTTCGGCATTGGCACGGATATGCGCGATGCTTCGCAGGCCGCGACGCCTGCCTATACGGTGTTTGTCTGGGGCGCACAGGCCGAGCAAGGCGGGTTCGCGACATCCTACATTCCCACGACATCGGTTCCCGTCGCGCGGGCGGTTGGTCCGACAATCATGTCTCCAACGCAGAAATGCAGGCGGTGACGATATGACCGGATACCCATGGCAGATGGGGGACGCGCTTCTCGCGGATGACCTAAACGCGGCGATAGCCAATGCCGGCGCGAACGCGAACACATTTAATGTGCTCTATCATGGCGTGAAGATGGATGGCGTGACGGACGATTACGCCGCGTTGCAGGCTGTCGCCACGGCGGCGGGCACCGGTTCGGTGCTATACTTTCCGCCATCGCCCGCGAAATTATTGCTGTCTCGTTCGGTCCTGCCGGCATCTAACCAAACGTGGTGGGCTTATCCTGGCACGGTGACGCTCGCGCCGACCGCCACGAGCACGGCGCCGATACTACTGTTCGAGACGGCCAACACCGCGAACATGCACGTCCACGGCCTGACCTTCGACGGCGGCGGCCAGGACTTCGCGAACGGCGGCATTATCGCGCAGGCATATCGAGTGAGCGGCCTGACGCTTGATCAGGTGACGTTTCAGAACACGCGCGGGATCGCGTTCAACGGCTCCGGTAACAACGACCTGACGGCACGGGGATGCGTCTTCAAGAATATCGGCAATCACTGGAAAACCACGGGGCTCGCGGCCGATCGCAAACAGGCGTTCAGCAATACCAACGGGGACAACGTGACCTGGGGGTTCAGGACCAAGATTATCGATTGCCTGTTCTCCGACGTGGGCCTCGATTGCATCAATCTCGGTTTTATTCATGACGTTCAGATTATCGGCAACATCATGATGCAGGTCGTCTTGCAGCAGGATACTGTTTCGTATCCGGATTATCCGTCATCGGTGTTCGCTTATACCTGCACGGATGTCATGATCACGGGCAACACCATCAATAAAATGTCGGGGAACGGGTTTGACCTTCCTGGCGTCAAGAAAGTCACCATCGCCGGCAACGCCATTCGGAATTGTTGGGCTTCCGGCATTGCTTTGTTCGCCAACTCCGACACGACGCCGTTGCCGTGCGAGGACATCGCGATCACCGGAAACGTCATCACGGACAATGGCGGCGGGATAGGTATTGGCATCAACGGTGCCACCACGCCGATCAAGAATATTCGTATCGCGAATAACGTCATCACCGATACGCGGACCTCGGGGAAGACCCAGCAATGGGGCATTCAGTATCTTGGCCTACCTCCCTCGGGAGTTTGGGTTGATCCATCTAATTTGCTGACGGGAAACGCCGCCGGGACGAAGGTGCCAGCGTCTGCGGCGTTGTTGCCCGCACCACCGATCAGGACGACGCCGGCGGCGTCCGCGGCGCAGATCGCGCCGTGCAGCGCGTCGGTCGCGCACGAGCCCCAGGACCTCGGGTCG